GTCGCTGCCGTTAAGGCTGATTGTCATTGCTGTTTTTAGGTTCGTATAGTCATCTTCCAAAGCTTCATATTCGGCATGTACCTGCTCGCATTCTTCTTGTTTAGTTTTTAGAAGTTGCTTTAATTCAGCATTTTCACGCCTCAATTCATCATGCAAAAAGATCAAATGGCGCAGTCTCGCTTCAAAGGTACTTAATCGCTTCTTTTCTTCGTCAGTCATTACTATACCAAAATTGTACACAAAAATACAATTAACTTGGAGATTACAAAAACTTTTCAGGGAAAAATGTTGTAGGAGAGGTGAAATAACCGGAAAAAGGAATTTGTGACGTTTGAAAATGGAATCTTCGGCGGTGGCTAAAAACTATATCAATTTGTACATTTTACTAATTATAATCGGCAAATCAAATCCTGCAAATAAAAAAAACAAATCGTATAAATTTCACTTTGGGCAACCTTTCCCGGTTGCCCTTATTATATTGTCAACTTCAAAAACATTCTCTACATTTGCCACATTAGGAATGTAATGTGCTGATGATATGAACGGACAAACAAAAATCCAACTCATGCTTGAACTGAAAAACAAGGTTCGCATGGGGCTAAACCAAGCAAAGAAAGACACTTTCAATAGCGTCAATACTATGCAGGCAAAGATGAACTCATTGAAGTTCAACTTTGCTAAGAACAGTAAAGAAATAGCTGCCGAAGTCCCTATGCTTGGCAGTGCTCTAAAACTTATTTCTAACCCTCTTACATTCACTGCCGCAGGTATACTTGCTATAGGTAAAGGGATAGACTATACCACAAAGAAAGCCGCAGATTTCAATACTGAATTTCGTGCTTTGTCCAATCTAAACCTTGACAAAAGCAAAAAAGAAATATCTTCTTTACAACGTATGGTCTTGGGAACAGCCTTCGATAAAGGTTTTAGTACCACACAAACCGTTGCTGGCTACTTTGATGTACAAAGTACCACAGGTAAGTTTGGCAGTGAAGTAAGGCGCATAGTTGAAAAGCAAGGTGAATTCGCTAATCTTATGCAGGCAAATTTCAACGATTACATTGCTGGAACTGCCAAGGGTATGGCAAACTTTGGCTTTGGTGCAGACAAACTGGATGAGTTTAACCGTTCCGCATACGCAACTGTCAAAGTCGGTGTAACCACCTTCGATCAGCTTGCAAAGGTACAATCTGTTTATGCTGGTGCTGCTGCCTCCAATAACCAAACCTTTGATACAGCTAATAAACTACTTGCTTTGTTTACTATCAAAACTAAATCTGTTGATGAAGCTGCTACATTGACTAAATCTATGTTCAATGACTTGACTAAAGACACTACGATAAAAGCCTTTAAGAAGGTAGGTCTCAGCATATACGACAATAATGGCAAAATAAAACAGGCCGACACACTTATGCTTGAACTGAATAAAAAATTCGCTGGTCTTGACAAAGATAAAAAGGTGGTAACCCTCAAGAATCAATTCTCTGGTTCCGAAGGACTTATTGCTATGATACAAGCAGCTACAGACAAGAGCGGCCAACTGCAAAGCACCTTCAATAGCTTCAGTGAAACGAAGTTAGACATGGATAAAACTATGGAATTGGCTAAAAATGATCTGAACTATAAAAATGAAATTCTGCGCAACAAATTAAATGCAATGGAAATAGAAATAGGAATCTCTTTACTTCCTTTAAAAACAAAGATTGCTGAACTAAAACTTGCGGCTATTGACCTTGTAAACACTTTAACATTGGGCAGTAATGGTGATAGAAATAAGGGTTTCACTTATGCAAACGACAAATATGCTGGACTCTTGCAAAATGCTCCAGCTATGAACGAAAAAGAATTTCAAACAAATCTTGCGGAGATTCTTTTAGATATAAAACAGACGGAAAGAGCTTGGAAGAATAGCGATGACTGGCTCGGAAAACAAACAAAAGCAATAACGACTGCTTATTTAACAAAAAAAGAAGGCTTATTTGGATGGAATAAAGTAAAAGCCTATTTGGACTTTCTTAAATTACCTTCGGGCGACACCTATGCAGGGATGCTCACTCAGTTGACAGGAATAAAGGACGAATTTATAAAAACGTGGAAGACCGCCTACAAAAACAAGCCTTCTCTAATCACTCTAATCACCCCAAAAGGCGACAAAACCGACCCCAACAACCCCGTCACCCCTCCCGTCAGTGATGGTGTTGGTACCGTCGTCGGCTCTGCCCGCCAAATCCGTAACCTCACAGTTAACATCGAAGCCTTTAACAAAGGTGGCATCAATACCGCAAACACAACCCTCCAACACATGGAACCTAATCAGATTGAAGAATGGTTTATCGACATGTGTATGCGCGTCGTGCGTAGCATTGAAACCACCTATTAATAACAATTTAAACCACGTTTAAACACTATGCAACCCGATTTTAAACACTTCATCCGTATCTGCGATAACATCAACCGCACCATCACACGCATCCCCCATAAGGCCGCAGTTCTTGCCGTCAACTTCTCCAAAGAACGTTTCATCAAAAAGAACTGGCTTGATGACCGTGAGTATCCGTGGCCTAAAACAAAAAAGCGAAAAGGCTCGACCCTAATAAAAAGCGGACGCCTCAAAAGAAGCATCCGCCAAGTTCATGTTGGCGCAGACTACGCCATTATCGGAACTGATGTCCCCTATGCCCGTGCTCATAACGACGGCCTAACTGTCGAAGGCACCGAGACAGTACGTGCCCACGATCGAAAAAGCCATAAGCGCAAAGCCTATACCCGTTCTGGTAAACGAATCAAAGCAGGAACTGTCCGTGCTCATAGCGTTAAATCTCATACCCGAAAAATCAAACGTTCCTTTGCGCAACGTCAGTTTATAGGGCAATCTAAATATCTTTCTGACAAAATTGCAGAAATGATACAAACTGAGCTAAATAGAGCTATACAACTATAACTTCTCTATTTCTATAATATTCAAAGGAACATAAATGTAAGAACCCGAAGAAGCGACTCCCCAAAGAATACTGAAACCATCTTCCCCGACTTCTACGGTTTGTTCTAACCACTGGGTCAAATTATTTTTAGGATTAAAGTCCGTAGGTAGTAAAAAATCTGTTTCTGCACTACTTACAGATACTTTCCATTTAGAACGTGCAGCATCCGTAGCAGCATTTATAGTAGAACAGAATAACCTAATTTTATAAGTACCAGCAGAAAGACCTTCCATCTTAAATTCCCTATACCTTTCAGAATTACCTCCTGTACAGATATTGCGTTCTAAAATCTCGTCAGGATATATACCGCTATTGTTCCCGGTAGAAGCACCTTTCTGTGATTCCATCATGTAACTCGTACCTTCTGAATCTACCTTAGTAATAGTTCCTAATTGTTGCCCTGTTGTAGTATAGAGATTTCTAACTATATTTTGAGTTTGAAGTGCTACTTTAACCAATTGGTTTGTCTCATCGTATAGCTCTCCCACACCACCTAATACGTTGAACGTCCATCCAATTGAAATAACAATTTTTTCACTGGGTTCTACAATAGTAATACTACTATGTTTAATCTCAGTTAGATTTCCTTCCGCATCCTGTAACTGTCCATACACCGTTTTTGAACCAATAGAAGTAAATGTGTAATTAACACTATCAGAGTAATCCACCCACTCAACACCTGTAAGGTCGGCTACTTCACCCAACCTATATTTGGTAGGAGCAAATGAACCCGCATAAGTAAAGGTTACAGGAATGATTAATGAAGTTGAAGTAATTTTGCCCCCATTTAAAATCAGAGCTTCCAACGTTAACGGAGTACTTACATATTCAATGGTAGCTGACTTAGTATCACTTATAGCTTGACCTTTACTAATTTGCGCATAAACAGTCTTTTGCCCAAATCCATCAGACAGGGTAAATTCAACCGTATTTCCTTCCGGTATGTTCTGCCAAGTAGCTGATGATAAATCTGTACTCTCACCAATTCGATAGCGAGTAGCTGCCCCTGTATAATTAAGTAGAACACTGACATCGCGTTCTTGGGTTGAAGAGTTTCCACTATTCATTGAAATGGAAAGTAATTCTACGGACTCATCATCAACAGCATCCGATTTATATTTACCCATATAAGGTCCAATGGGACATACTGTATTATACCAATTCAAATATCCTCTATAATCGAAACTGAAGGTAGTACCAAGACCTGCACTTATCAGAGAACTATCAAAAGCAATACAATAATCTCCACTTACGTAGTCTGCAATTTTTAAATCAATAACTTTCTGATACAAATCAGAGTAAAGAAAAACCTCATTATTGACAGCTTGAGACTCCCAGACAGCAAGTGTCTCCGGTGTCATGTTTCCAAACAATTGACCGTTATTAGCTATAATATTGTCATACATGTGCACACCTCTTATCTGTACGGTGTTACGTCCGTTAGCTGTCATTCCAGGCGTAGAAATTACATTGTTATGAAATACAATCTGTAAGTCATTATTTATAACTCCATTTCCTGCGGGAGCGTTAGTCGGATTCTGTTCGGGCGTATCGTAGGAAAATAAAAATTGTACCCCCATTCCGTACTTTGATTGTGCCACATTATTGAATATCTCAATATTACCGATTGGACCTACTTGCAAGTTTGCTCCATGACTATCAAGCAGAAAATTATTATAGCATTTACCTGAAAAGCTCTGAATGGATAGTCCACTTGTTTGAGCTGACTCATTTTTATAGGCACAATCATACAACCTATTGTAACACACTTCACCTACTGAATTGGATATCTGTACACCGTCATAGCCTGTATGTTCAGTATTATTTCGATAAAATCGGAAATTTGTCAGATAATGGGCTTTCTTTGTATATGAGTATCCTTTGATATAAGTTACGTCTTCACCTTTCAAATTTTTAAATGTAACAGTTTCGCCTGTATAAACAACTGTTGATTTTTCGGGAGTATAATAGCCTATATACCAACCCTCACTATCGGTATCATGCACATACATGTGATGCAGCCAAAGATTATTTAGCTCAAAATTTTCATTCCAGTACCAAGGATTAGAAGCTGTCGGATCGGTTTTTATAGATATACCCGCAAAACTACAAGCGAGTATCTCAAGTTCAAAAGCTTCAAAGTATTTACTTCCGTCCGGAACTTGCAAATGAATAACCGGCCATGTAATCTTATGGTCGGGATTACGATCTAATTTAATACCCTTAGAAAGATTGTAATATCCTCTTCCATCTAATACGACATGCCACATGGAAACAAAGCATATAGTATTCCAACTTGTACCATAAAGTGCCAATGGCGTGTTCTGGTCAATAGTTACCACCAACGGATTATTCTCAGAAAATTGCGGGGAAGGGCTTTGCTGCGGATTACCCTTAATCTCCGTATTAGCCAACCTCAAACGTGAAGTACCGTTTTCCACAGCTTTCTTTAATACAAGGGTATAGGCATCATAACCGGATGGAAGGCTATCAAGATTGATATCTTTATAATAGTTTGTGTCCGGAATAGTAAAAACCATATAGCAATCGTTTACCCCGGTTTCATAAACATCAATCTTTGCATCGGGATATCCGTCAGATACAATGCTCATTTTCGGTTCCTGTCCTTCCGATGGTTTAGCAGCCAAACGAGGAGTTATTGTAATCAGTTTATTAATGCGCTTACTGATAGTCTTCTGAGTACCTGTATCATAATACCGTGTTTCCACATCATAGATTCCTCGGGATGGAATATTTATTTCCGTAGAAGTCAGTAACCCACCTGTAAGAGTGAAATCAGTTTGTGTACGATGAGCAATAACATCCTCAGGAACACCGCTATCTCCGTTTTCTTTCAGAATAAACACTTCAAGCGTATGCTCACGTGATAAATCATAACCATTATCCGACATTATATTTATCGTGAAATTCTGGTCTGTACGGCTTATTTCTGAGGACACACCGACATCGTGATAAGGAAGTATCTGATTCTGCATTGCATACAGGTAACGTACTAATACAGTGGAAAACAATTCTTCCGCATTACGATAATTTACCGCCCGTACCTCTTGCCTTAAATCGCCCTCAGTACTCACGGGAACTGTTACCGAAGTATTCTGCGAAGTATTATCAATCGTTTCTCCCGCAGAAATGGAAGTGTCAGAGGTACTTCTTTTTGTAAAATACATCTTTTGTGCCCATTTTGTCACCGCTTCCAAAGTAACCGTTTCACCTACAAGCGGAAAAGCGTTGCTAACCTTCGTTGCTAATTTAACACGTCCAATACCACCAATTAGCTTATTTACATATTCCTGATTACTCATAACTTTCTTCTTTAATGTTCAACGTGTAATTGTTATCTTCTACGTACATACCTGTTTCCTCATTATATGTACATTGCAAAGATGCTGTGACTATTTGACCAAAGCGGATGAACGAGTGTCCATTATCTGAGGTAAACAGAGACTTGATGAAAAGATTTCTATTCTTGGAATTAACTCTTACAGTTATAATATCATCCGTAGGAACTATGTAAACAATAGAATTACTAAACGTTTCAAGGTCTGCCATATTAGTACCTTCATACCCTGTACTGGCATCTGTCGTTTCATCCCATTGTTCGCCAAATAGGTTATATGCACCCGGAGACACATTGTTAATAGATGCACGTAAGTAATCTATATCAAACTCCGGTGCGTATTCTTTATTTGATAGATAGGTATTTTTTAATGATTCCAGTAGTTTGTAGTCCGTACCTCCTTCGTCAATGTTCAGTATATTATCGGCATTACTCAATGCGGTTGAATCTGCCTCGTAACCCCGATTTTTATATTCTCCCAATTTTCTTGTTTCAAAAGAAAAGTCCAAATAATCACCTTCATTAATCTCAGCTTTTACCGGAGAAAAATTAATAAACCTTTCCGATGGGTTATTATTCCAAAATGCAGAAGCATAAATGTTATTACTTGAAAGATATTCTTTCACACCACCACTGTTGTTGAGGAAAGCAACATACGCTTTTCCTAATTTATTAATAAAGATATTATTGTAATTTGCCAGCTTCTCAAAATTACCTGATAAAAACTCCTGTGATGATGAGTACTCACCATTAAAGTAGACAGTGTTATTGTCAACATTGAGTTCTTTAATGCCTGAACAACCAAACATTCTTCTGACATAAGCGTACAGACCACCTGTAATATTGGAATGGAACAGATTACTTTTTATATTGAAGCGCTGCATATCTCCGGAAATACTGAAAGGCTGTCCTGCACAATTTTTAATTGTATTTCTAACCAAATCAAATTCACTGACTCCGCCGATAGAACATGCGTATTCAATCATGCCTGTGCCGTCAATAGTATTATCCGCCAATTTCAAATAAGCATTATTTCCAGAAATAGACAATACATTTGCGTGACCTAATCCACCAGCGTTTATGTAGTAATCTCCTTTAAGATAAGAACGGTTTATTTCTGCACTATCTATCCCATTCATATATACTACCACCGAAGAAGCTCTATCAAAATTACAGGAGTCTATTAGTGCATTAGAGACATTTTTTAATCTCAAACAATACCATGTGTGCCACTGTTTTCCGGAACTGTCCGTATAGTAGCCATTGAACTTACAGTTATGCAGAGCCACATTCTTAACCTTGTCCGTAGCGTCATTGCTACGTACCATAATAGCCGCAAGTTCTTCCGGAGAAGAAGCACCGGAGAAGTTACAGTAATTAAGCATGGAAACGCCTTTAATAAACAAATTATCCACATTCTCAAACAACAATCCACCCAACCACCTGCAATTGATTGTATATAGATCGTTGCCATTGATAGTCAAAGTATAAAGGCTGTCTTTATTCCAATCAGTTAAGGTGGATGTCCAGATTCCATAAGTTGAGTTCCATTGTGATCCGCGGATTTCCATAGCTTTCTTTACACAGGAAATCATAATATCCTTTGTGAGTTTATCCGGATAATCCTCTTTAATTGCGGCAATACATTCTCCAAGTCCCGAATAATAAACGGATGGTTTGTCACTGCGGATGAGGAAGTCCGTGTCGGTTTGCACCAACATTTCCTCCATCCACACATACATGGTATGATCAGAAGCCAAATTTTCAAAGGTATATTCTGATACGGAGCCTTGACTTACTTGGTCTACGTTTAATTTTTGTACCTGATATCCGTCTTTAGGAATAACCTTAATAGTAACGGTTCCTGTCTTAGCGGCTGTAATATAATAGTTACTTTTATCTTCCGATTCCACGACGTTTATAATATCTCCTATGGCGGAAATCGTACATTGTCCAACATTAGCCGGATTTATGGAAATTCGTATAGAAATAGTTTCTAAAACACCTCCCTTAGCTTTGATAACTTGATTATTGCCATCCCAATAAACCGTATCATTATCAATGTATGTTCTCAGCTTAAAGATAAATTCGTCTCCCCATCCTTCCCAACCTTCATCCGTGAAAGTTCGTTGATAAACGCCGTCAAGTTCATAGCGTTTCTGCGAAGTTACCGAATATCCATGACTACTAATTACAAGAATACCGTTAATCTCTCCTGTACCGTCCTGTAGAGAATAAGTATAATATCCCGGTTCGGTCAAATCATCAAATTCATTCAAAAGTATGCTGCCAAGCGGAACGAACGTACCCGCTCCACCAACTTGCCCTACAATGTCCACCAGCAATCCCCCAACACGTGAAGCCGTATTCCTGCCAATCCGCACTTCATCCCTGATCTCCTTTGCCCGTTTTAATAAATCATTCATCTTTCAATCCTTTATCTGTTATGCTATCGGACACGCCCCCAAATTCTCCACATACGCCTCGTCCGTCTTCACCGTCACCCCGTTTTCAACGCCTTCCACATACGTCTTAAACGCATCCAGTCGCACCTGATATTCCGCAACCGCCAACTTTGCCAGTTCTTCCGCTGTCACTGCCGCGTAATTACCAAATGCATCCGTCACCTTATACATCCTCGGATATCCATTCACCATAACACCCCCAATCTTTTTTGTTACGGTCAGTTCCGTTCCCCTTTGCATTCCTGTATTGATTATAGCCATATTATATCAGTCTAAATTCATAAACATACTCATCATCTTCCGTTATTCCCAGACGAACGGAACTCTCCACAATCGCATTTCCCCCAGTGGCATCAACCGGAAATATCACTGCCTGATTCTCCTTTGTGCTTGTATAGTGTACAGTCCTTTCCGTTGTTTCGCTGCCAACCTTAAAATGAATAGGCAGAGGTTCCGACACCGGATACTGTGCCGTTACCTTCAAGTCGAAGCCATACCCCAGAACATCAGCCTCCACACTATTATCCCGCTTGCCTTTAAGTTCACACACAAACCCTGTCCACTCACTCTCCATATTCGCCAGCTCACATACAAACCCTGTCCATTGTGCCGTTATCATAATCCCTGCATTCTCGTAGCCGTACGATTTTCCCGCCAGCTTATACCTGTCTAAAAGTGCAAAAAGCCGCCTTTCCTTATCCACATCCACAAAAGTCGTTTTGATAATGAAATCTATCGGCTTTCCGTTCCCTTCCTCAATCCGCACATCCAATCCCAGTTCATCCCGTATAATCTTCTGCAACATGCACACCTGTGGAGTTCCCGCCACCTTTGTCCTCATCTTCTTTTGCCATGTCACAAATTCCTCATACAGCATCCTGATCGGCAGCGTTAGCACCATGCACACCGCAATCATCCCCGTCACCCGCAACTTTTCCGGTAACCGTTCAATTATCCACTTCCTCCAGTCCATCAGTCAATAACATAAACAATATCACCTTCTTCCCGCACATACACAAACGCACCACTTTCCGCATCAATACGCCTCCGGTCTTCCAGCGTTCCCTTCCACGTCGTCCCGTCCAGCGTCACATCCTTCACCCCCTCAGCCTGTTGTATCACATCAATCAATTTTGATGCATACATCACACCTCCATACTCCAGTCCGTTCAGATATCCTTCAATAGCTTCCTCTACAGGGTTTTCCCCGCCATTCAGTCTTGCACCAGTGCTGTCCAGCACCAGCGCATCATAATACACATGCAGATGCACCCTCAGCTCATCCGGTGTCTCGCTCACAAAAAGATAATGAGTCCCGGCTGCTCCCACCTGCCTCATATAAGTTTCAAAAGACGTTCGTACATCCCCCGTCAGCGGTTGCTTTCCGGCATCACTGAAATACACTTTCAACTTTGTCACCCCCTCATCCGTCACCTGACGCACTGCCACATTCTTCACCACTTGTTTCGCCTCATCCGTCACGGCATATTCAAACTTATACGCTTTCTCATTATATTCCAGTGCATCACCCTTCTGGAATTCCAGTGCCTTCGCATAATACCATCTTTCACTTGTCACATATCCCTCATCAATAACCGCTTCCGTCTCACTTCTGAAAGCATCCCAAATTTGCTCCAGCATCCATGTCGCCGCTGCCCACACATCAATCAGTCTCGCCTCAATACTCACTTTCGAGAATTGCTCGTCAAAACCCTTAGTCGTATCCAGTCCGTAAAGTTCCTGAAGCGTCACGTTGTCCACGAATGTCGCTTTCAATTGTGTCTTTATATCCAGTATATCCCGTGCCATACCTCTCAGTTAAAAGATAAATCAAATGTATCATCGAACACCCTTCCAACAAGTGCTGTCGCTGGTCTCACGTCTTGTGCTGCATAGTACTGCACTATCCCTTTGTTCATCACCTTTTCCGGTGCATACTCCAGCATCAGCCCCGATTCCAGCACATCCGTCACTTCCAGTCCATTCTCTTCCGCCAGTATGATCGCGCCGTCAGCGTTTCCATATACCCGCAATGCAATGTCTGCCAGCGATTGCCCGGCCAATACCATATACTTCATCTTTCCCCCTTTTTCACCTTATACCTGAACCATATCCCTGCACCAGCCGTAACAATAATCCATGCCACCCAGCCGCTTGTATAAAAAAACACCTCACCGAACCGTTTCTTTTCCATCACCATCCGTGTTTTTTCCTTCTTCTCCACAGTAGCCGAATCAGTCCTTTCCCTCCAAAGTGTATCATGCCTTTCCACATTGATAAACACAAACCTGACCTGTCCCGGAATACTATCTTTATTCTCTATCGAATGAAATAGTTTTCCACCTCTCACCGCTGCATCACTCTTTGCATACGAAGTCTCCAGATGGGAAACACTATCCGTTATATTACTGCTTTTCTCCATCAGTCCGCGCATCATCATCAGGCTGTCCTTGTACACTTCCGTCCTTCGCTCATAGCTCGATGCCAGTTCCTTCAGTTCACTCACCAGCTTTCTGTAATCCGTCAGCTCCGTACTCACTTTCCTTGTCCCGCATGCACAAAAACACATCATCAGGCAAATCACATACATAATCTTTCCCATACCTCTCATCTTTCTGGTTTCACAATCACCGGGCGCAGGAAATTCACAAACTCATCCTTCACCTCGAAACAGGGACATTCTTTCAGCCATTCCCACCGTTCCACAATCCCATTTCCGTCTTTATCCGGTGAAGTATCCCTGTGTCCCAGCACATCCACTATCTCATATCGTTTGCAGATGTCCGCCACCAGCTCCCTCATAGCCTTTTTCTGTGCATTCGTCCGCGTATCCTTCGCCTTTCCGTTCCTGTCCAGTCCGCCCTCGTAGCAAATCCCGATAGAGCAACGGTTATAGCTGATTTTCTCTCCCGGCACGAGGCAGTTATCATGCGCCCCGATTTCGTTCTCAGCCCGCATCTTCACCACCCGGCCATCCTTCCTGATGTAGTAGTGATAACCCCACTTACCGAATCCGCGAGCCACATGGCTCTCATTTACCTGATTTTCCGTAAACTCCCTGTCCTCCCGTGTCGCCGAACAATGTATCACAATATAAATAGGTTTATTCATTCCTCTTTTCCTCCTTATTATTAGCGTTTAAATACCGTTTAAATCGATAAGTATAATCCACTCCGAACAATGCCCCCGCAAATGTTGAAATCTCGCCGTAGGCTACCAGAACAGAATTGTGGATTTCTCCCGTTGGAGCCACCCAGAACCCGCAGAACACAAGCACCAACCCCGACAGCGTCAGGAACACCGCAACCCCCAATTGTATATTCATTCTCTTTCTCATTTTATACCTCCCTTCTCTCACTTCGTATCAATCACCAGTTCCCCCGTGTCAGAGACCTGCACATCCGCTTTATACCCGTCCAGTTCCAATTGTGTTTGTACATCCGCCCGCATCTCCGCAGCCCTTCCCACACTCTTCAGATATCGTTCCCCCACACCCAGCACCGGATAATCCTTGAAATCCCCTTTATTCGACGCCACAATCAGCGCCACATGGTCATAGTCACTCTCATCCACCACCAGCCCCTGCGTGATAAATCCGTCAGCGTCCTTCATCACCTTCACCTTCAGCTCCCCCCGCTCGTCCAGCACAATTCCCCGTCTTCCCATAACCCTTCATCTTTAGTGTTTCACCTTTTTGTTCTCATAATCCCCTCTATCCAGCTTCTTTGCCTTCGATGCGATTACCGCCGCCGTCCCGCTTTGAGCCGATGCCGACCCGGTCGTACTCACCTGATGCGTATGCCCGTTAAAAGCCTCCACCAGATCATTCACCTTATCCGTCAGTTTCCCAATATCAATCATCCCTCCAAGTTCCCCGCCGTTCATTACAATTCCCGCAGAAGACAGACTCATAGTCACATTGCCCGTCTTTATCTCAACCCTTTCAATTTTCGACGTAGCCAATACCATTCCTTCGGCCATCCCCATTTGGAGTACCATCACATAACTACCCGTGGCAGGTATTATCCTGAAAACATCCTTTACCCTTTCATCAATCACAGCATTCAGCCTCACCTCATGCATTTCCGGTTTCCCTTCCCGTTCCACCGTGCATGTTCCTTCCTGTTCATTCACATCCTTTACGGTTCCCACGTCCACCCGACAACCCATCCCACCGCCTGCAGCCCGTCTTGCCAGTGTTTCAATCAATTCCTCAAAAGCCTGTTCCGCATTCATTCTACCTTATACCCCAGTTTATTTATTCTTTCAAAAAAAGCATTCCCATACCTCACTGTTACGCTTTCCACCAGATACTTTCCGTTCCTTTCCGGTTCCCGTGCCGATATCAGTTTCAGCGTATCCCCTGCATTTGTCCTCGGCAGGCCGAAGCCCGTCACTGTCCCGTCGAACCCGTCAAAAGACACCCTTTTATATTCCGCCAATGCCAGTTCCCTCAGCTCTTTCGCTGTTTTATTCGCATAGCTCAGCGTCTTCACCGTCGCAAACTGTTCCTTGCTTCCCACCGTTTCCGTCGTCTTTTTCCCGTCCCGGCTATAGCTCACAGCCTTTATCCTTATGTGTTTGTCTTCCTTGCGTTTGTATTTCAGATTACCTTTCTTCACGTTCTTTTCAAAGTCATACACATGCACCTGTTTTGCCACCGCCATCTCAAACTTGAACTTACACACCAGCTTCCTTTCTCGTATCGCCGAATAGAAACCATACTGTTCCTTCAGCACCCTCAACACCGCCAGCGTACTCTGGTTATCAATCTGAAACTTCCCTAACTTCGCCTCATGGCATTCTATCTCATACCCCGGTGCAATGTATTCCAGCACCTCTCTCAGCGTCACCTCCTTCCAACTCTTCACAAAAGAATTCTGCCTCATGAAGAACGTCTCGTCATCCAGATACAACTTCATCGGAAACCCACTCTCGATCTCCCGTATATACCCCTCAAATTCCACAGCCAGCTCCCCGTTATATCCCAGTTCCAGCTTTACCCGGTCTCCCACGGAAATAAACTCTTTCAGTTCCCCCTGTTCGCTCCCATATCGCCGTGGTATCACTACCGTAGCCTTATCCCCGAACGTCTCCACCGTCTTGCTTATCTCCGCGCTTGAAATCCGGTCAAGTACCGCCTTCCTGCCACCCAATTGCTGTTCAATAGTCAGCCTCGAACACAAATTCAAATACAACATAACCTATTGAATTAAAGAGAATACAGCAGGCTTGATACTCTTTGCTACCAGCGAATACTTCACCGTATCCGGGAAACCTTCGACAGGTTCAAAACTCTGTTCCCGGAAATAGATAGACCTTATCCCCAAGTCCAGCAGTAGCGGACACGCCACGTCTATCACATCGTTTATCTCAAAGAACTCCGCCAGCAGCTTCACCTTTTCCCCCGGATATCCGTGTTCATCCATATCCACCACCAGCCCGTCCAGTTCTATCTCCCACGAATTCACCCCGAAGTTTTCCACCACTTCCGCCTCATTGCCTCCGTCTATCACCGTTACCGTGATATTCTTCGTCCTCCTGAATCTCATAAGAGGAGGCGGAGCAAACACGCCTGTACTGTTTTCCTTCAGACTGCCGAACGAAAAATTCATTTCTTTCCCCTCATGCTTCATCACCATTTCCGCCCAAGTCCAGTCTGTAGGAGCATATACGGGCGCGTCATACTTCGCCTCATTACCGTTTCTACCTTTCCATTTCGCCTCATTGAAGGCTATGCCCGCTTTAAAGATGCCCGCATTGGCCAGCCCTTCCGCTTCCCCCGCCAGTGTACCCGAAACGAATCCCCAGGCACTCTGATACCTCGCTATCAAATCAACAATATATCTCATGTCCGTCTATTCGTTCAGTTTCACACCCAGCATTCCATTTCTCGCCAGCCATTCCATTTGCCTTACCTTTTCCGCCCAAACCTCATCCGGCAAATCTTCCGGGAAAGGAATATGAAACCACAGGCTCAACATCGCATTATACTTCCTCACATAGTCCGTGTTTGCCGTATCCAGCAGGGGCGGGCACCCGTCTACAGCATCTTTACTTCGGGCTTCTGAAAAGGGAGAAGTTCAGTAACAGCAAAGAATGCCTGATAGAACAGGTTGTCATCCTCCATCACAGCGTCCACATCCGTCAGCACACAGTTGCGCACATAAATTTCTTTCGCCTTTCCCGGATTCGTATTCTCCCATTTTTCAGCCTCACTGATAATCTTCCGGTCAGGACTCTTCACCAGCACTTCCAGCGCTACGCTTTTCTCATCCTCCGCTTTCAGTGCCACCTTTGCCAGCTTGCAACCCGGATTCTCCGCTCTCTTTTTCTCGATCAACTCCTTTGTAATTTCCATAACCTTTTAATTTTTAATTCTTTAATTTTTAATTTATACGTTATTGTATTCCACTTCCAGCACAAACAGTTCATACTGCTTGTTCAGTCCCATTTCCGTATTCACTTCTCGCCCCTGACTCTGGAATTTGGCCAGAATCGTATCATTCACCACTTTGTTATAACCGTCCACGAATGTCACATTGATAGGAAACGGCTTGATGCTCAACAAGTCCCCTCCGCAGGCACCTTCCAATGCCACCGCTTGGTTCATCATCATCGTAATGCTTCCCGTATGGTCTATCTTGCCCATGCTCCAGCTCGTAGCCCTGCGGCTGCCTATCGTGTGGTTTTTCTGGTGTTCCTGTGTCGTGCCGTACTCTATGGCCGTCACCTCTTCCCACACCTGCCCCAGCGCCGTTATCGTGGCATCCCCGCCGTCATACGCTTTTCCGTCTCTTCTTATCTTCATATTGCCTCCTCGTCAACTAAATAGAACTCTTAATATTCACCGTCCCTTCGATGGAACCGATACACCCCATAGGCATCCACCGAAAGAATACCTCCAGCGTCCGTTCCCCGGTCATCAGGTTACTGTCTTCATCCACTTCAGTTTCTCCACCGCTCAGTTCCTGCTTGGCCGCCATGTTCGCAAAGATATCGTTGCCGATATCCTCAAAGTACTTCACCATCCCTGTCGTCAGCTTCCCCGTCACTGGGTCAACGGGTACCGTCGTTTTCACCTTCTGCAAGTAAGCCGCATACAGTTCCCGTATCACCTTGCAGTTCGTCCGGCTCATAGCAATAGTGCTTTCGCTCATGTTCCCATCCTTGTCCACCACAATCCGGGCGCACACATGGTCATCATTCAGACACACCACTCCGGAGTAATATTCCCCCAGAATATAACCTTTCGCATTCAGGCTCTCCAGCTCCTTCTCTTTATCCTTCACCCGTTCATGACTCGACAATCCCGCATTCACCCAGTTTCCCCGGTTCGCATCCGTCAGTATCATTGTAGCCACCTCGCCGATGTTGTACGATACAGGCTGAGCCGCCATACACCCCAACAAACTGCCTACCGCAGCATATTTCTGCGCCGCCCCTGTCAGCGTCTCGGCAAAACCCCAATCTTGACCGATCATCACGCTCACCTGCGGGCAATCCAGTGCGGCACCTTCCACCTTCAGCTCCCTCATGTTCGCCATCGTTGCCGCTGTCACGGTGCTCAGTCCTGCACATTCCAGCACCACATGCACAGGTCTTCCGCCTTGCCGTGCCCAGTCCGCCAGCAGTTGTGCATCCACTATGGCAGTGCTCATTTCATCCGGTATTCCATCCACCAGCGTCACTTTATCCGGTATATAGCAAAAACCGATGTTGAACACCTGACCGTCACTATCCGCAATCAGCCCCGTTACCGCCTCATCGTTAATCAGATTTGCATACTTGCCACCTTCTCCCTTAGCCACATTCAGCACGTACAACTGTGCTCCTTTACCACCCATGCGGAAGTATTCCGTAATATGGTGATACAACAACGCATTCGCTGCTTCACTGATACCGTATGCCGTCATGTCGTTCGTAGAAGTCAGCAATGCGTATTTCCCCTCTGCCAGTGTCGTCTCTCCGCTGCCCACCGCACCGAAATACCCCACCAGTGCCGAAATCTTTTCATAACCGCCTGCGGCATTCCGGCCAACTTTGCCCTTTTTGATATTGACTCTATTCATCGCCTTCCGTCTTTTCAGTTGCATTTCCGGCATCCACAGCTTCCTTCTCTGCTTTCACATCCTTCTTATCCGCTTTCACAGACGCTTTCACCTCTTTCTCCGGTGCCTTTTCTTCCTCGTCAGTGTCATACATATAGGTGGACACCTTTTTCTTGTCGCCCCCTTCACTCGCCACCGCATAAGAGTGGTTCGTGAAGTATTCTCCTTTCGTGTTGTAGAACAATCTGTCCACACCCAGCTCTTTGCAGATACGTTGCGCCTCCGTTGTCACTTTCGTCACTTTCTTTGCCATATTATTGTTTATTACAAGGGTAGGGGATAAATCCCCCGTCCCTTTGGTTATACACTTCTCGATTGTTTATTTGCCCGATACGATAGCACCTACCGCGCCCTCTTTCTTCTGCGGAAGTGCCACGAACCTCGTCGTAAAGCTCACCAGATTCCGCTTGTTCACCGGGTCATTCTCCGCCTTGCTGTAGTACATCTTCGTACCGCCCTTGCACTTGAACATGCGCGGCACGTAGAAGAATACCGACCCCTCAAAATCATTCACCGTAGCCACCGAACCGAAGCTCTTCTTCTTTTTCGTCGTACAGTCAAACAGCGGACAGTTCACCGCCTCATAAATCTCAAACCCGTACATCTTCATAATCACTCCCGTCGAGTAATCATGATACTGGTTCTGGAACTTCTGGTCTATTTCCAGCAAATCCGCCACATGGTCACTGCAAAGCACCAGTCTGCGTCCCTTCTTCGGCACCTTCAGCTTATCCAGCTTCCTGCGCAACGCAATCACATCCAGACGTGTCAACTTCTTGCGTCCGTCCTCATCCATCGTTCCGGTAGTCAACAGCACAGGCGTCTCCGCTGTGTCCTCCGTCGGAGCAAACGCATGAATGGCCTTATCCAGCATCGTTTCACTCAATCGGTTCCCGTGTCTGGTCTTCACCAGTCCCATCTTGTCATACGCCAGCGCATACAGTTCGTCATCCGTCACCTGTGTCGGTTTCGTCTCAAACT